GGACAGCAGATGCCCCATGTGTACTGGATTGAAGCATCCATTGAACCAAATGTGCTTCAAGTGTCACGATGCGGCGAATATATCACCCGCGGTTGGAGGTGGATTCCTTCCGAAGAATCAAAACTCGAAGGCTACTGCCCAGAGTGGTCCACCTACCATCCAGCCACAGGCACGCACAGCAGCTGTTGTCCAGCTTGCCAATGTGAGTGCATGTGGTGCGACGACCCCCCCTATTGATAAAGCCTATCAGCGCCTATCTTCTAAGAAGAAGTTGGGTCAGAAGTCTGGTAAGGCTAAGGCAATGGTTTGGAAGGCGGTCGTCGGCGACTTGCAACAGTTACAAGGCGAAAAAGATGCCTTTAAGGAAGTCGTAGAGTGTATTTTAACAGGCGAAAAGGAGGAGCCTGTACCGCTGTGTGGGGATGATGCGTTTGATGCAGCCACAGCGGGTCCGGCCGAGGAAGGGCCGGTGCCACTACCACAGTTCTCCATACCCAGGGGATTGGACGTGCAAACGGTTAAACAGCTTAGGAGAGACTTTGCTGGCCGCGAACTCGTTGAAGATAGGGTCGATAACGAGCCCATGCCATTGAAACGCATGTACGAAAAGTACTGTGTTGGCGTGTTGGTTAACGACCCTGCCGGCGTTGTAATTATAGGCCGCCAGCGCCACGAAACCTGTCATCTTAGACACGACATTATGTCTTCGGACGATGTCGGGGTAGATGCAGATTGTGGATGCGAGGCTAGCCAAACTTGCGCCGATTGTAGGGGTGCTCGCATGTATATCCTCGTCGATATGATAGGCAGGTTTAAGGCCAAAGATATAATCGATTTGATGGAACAAGACAGCGAGCCAACTGTGTATAGTGTGCAGTACGATTATCGGGCAGCACGTGGGGGACACCACGTTGCTCCTGGCGGATTGCCTGAAGTGCGATGGGAACGCACCTCTCAGGGTTTGTGTGTTGAGGATGGTGGTCATATGGGCAGGTATTTTGCCAGCCCGGCTGACTGGACCCTCACAGGTGCTGAAGCGGTTGGAGACCTTACGCTGTGCTGGAAAATTGTTTCCAGGGTCGGCGATTGTTTGGTCGTGCGCTTCCACCTCGCCGTGGCAAAGGTAGCCAGTGTCATATTGAAAGATCCGATGAGTGACAGCTACTATGGCGACACCACGCCAGATCAGGTTGGTGGCATGGATCCCCGCGAAAGCGAGATGCTACCTATCGTGGGACCAATTCAGCAAATGTATTCTGCAGGTGACGTGTTTTACTGTTTAGTCAACAACCAGCAGATATTGGTGCCCAAACAAGGAGTCGGCTACATAGCGTTATGGGCCGCAGGTAGGCCGCGTGAACAACGAACATACGCGGATGCCCACAACCAAGCCAGGCAATGGCTTAAAACCACAAGGATGACGACGCTTGAGCGCGCTGACAGCGTGTCGTATATAGTCGCCTTTGGTCTGTTGCGCACTTTGGCCGTGGAAGCCAAAGCTGTTGGGTGTCTCGGAGCCCAAGCGCACGCCATTGCTTCACACAATGAGTTGATCTCTGACCCGTTTGCACCGCCGCAGAGCGCTGCCATGGTCAGGTGGAGAAATTGGATGGTTGATAATCGACGATGGCTGTTGCCCGTCGTGGGAGTCCTGTCAGCAACAGGGACTTTCTTTTATGACATGTTCTTCAAAAGCAAGATTTCCACAGCCCTTACTATGTGGCATGCTTTTTGGTTGAAAATTAGGCCAGTCGCGCCAGTGGCGCGCGGCTCATCGTCATATATGTTCGTGCTACTACTGTTGTTTGCTGTTTTCAGTAATTTAACTTCTAGCAAGACGCTTAAATCCCCGAGTTGGGCTCGGGGATCCTACCCGTTGATACAATGCCTCATACAAGTTGCAACTATGTTGTGGAGGCTCGCGGGTGTGAGGCGCGTCGCCAGAGTAGCAGGCCCACTTACTACATATTGTGCCCGAGGGCGCGCTTTGAAAGATATGCGCGAAGGAGCCAAATGTAAAGTTCGTCGTCAAGACATGTCTTCCCTTGAGGAAAGCAACCTCTATGACTGTAAAGTGACGCTTGGCCCGTTCCATACGGGCCTTGGGGTAGCCAATCATATTCCAGTAGTTGCGAGGCATTGTATCCACAATGACCTGGTTGCGGTTCGCAACCGTGGCATTTGCCACCGCACACCTCCCTTACGAGGGTGGTGGGATACTACGGGCCGTGAGATGATGTTTAGCCTGTTTGGCCGGTTGTGGCCTGTTTTGGCTACTCCTTACGATGAGTGGTTGGAGAGGTATCCAGGTTCGAAGAAGAGGATATTGCGTAGGGCCAGAGATTCTGGTGATGAAGTTGAGGACTACTATGCATCTAGCCGAAGGAAGGCTTTTGTCAAGTTGGAATGTGCTGAGAAACGCACTGATCCTTCTGATGAGGAGCCGTGGGGGGCGATAGAGGGTTACGACCCCCGCCTCATACAAGGCTGTTATCCTGAATATGTCAATGCCACCGGGCCATTTGCCCACGCCCTTAGTAAGGCGTGCAAGGGTGAGCATGGGGACACCACGTACGGACCGGGCCTGAACGCAGAGCAACTGGACGATTGGCTAGCAATGGCCGAGTCATCATTCGATGAGCCAGTTGCCTATGTGGATTCTGATGCCGTCCGCTTGGATGCTAGTGTCGACGAGGAGTGTATATCCGTCGAAGCCGATTTGTACGAGTTCCTAGGGGCTGATGAAGAAGCCATGCGTACATTTAGGGCAGATACCATCACCCACGGTAATACGTCTGAGGGCGTAGCGTATAGTACGCCGGGCACAGTCCCGAGTGGCAAGACCACTACTACCGTAGGAAATACTATTGCTGTAATAACTGTTGTTGAGAAAGCCTTGGTACTTATTCAGCATAAGGCTATTGTATCAGGTGATGATGCGGCCATCCTCGTTCCTTTGAGGTTGGTCAAGGAGGCCCGCGAGATACTTCTGGCGACTGGCGTGCGTGCCGGTTTTGAGCTGAAAATACGCGCTTCCGATACCAGGTGTGATATGGAGTTCTGTAGTGGCCGGTGGTGGCCGGCTGGAACTCACAATGGTTTCGCTTTCGGGCCTAAACCCGGCAAGTTACTGCCTAAGCTGTTCTTTGCTACGTCTACTAATTCCGTCGGAAACAACGGGTATGGCTATTGTCAGGCCATATGTACGGGCATGTTGGCAACAGTGTCGCATCTGCCTATTGCATATGAATTCGTTGAGCGTGTCAGCGCTATCACGATTAATGCTAGAGTTTCAGCGACTGCTCAGTTGAAGGCGGAGGCCCTGCTGAGCATTAGGAGACAGTACCCCATACAGCCGTCACCAGAAATCTGGGATGCCTACGCGCATGTGTATGGTATTTCATAGGGTGAGTGTGAAGCAGCAGTTAG